AGGTTACTTTGTAGATAAATTAGAAAAAATGGGAAAACAATACACAGACGAAGAAATACAAACTGCATACAAAGAACTACAAGCAGAAGGTAAAATAAAGAAAGTTGATTTAAAAGATTTAAAGACTGTAGAAAAAGTAAAAAAAGATTTAGATAAAGCTACAGATTTAATGGAAAAACAACTTAAAAAAACATCTAAAGCAGTATTTGACGCAAAAGGTGATTTAAGAGATGTAGGTTCTAAATATAACGCTTTAGCTACTAAGTCATTGAAACAAATACAGGACTTTGAACAGGCAGCAAAAAATTTAGGTGTAAAAGTAAATACACAAAAATACGAAGACGCAGTAGAAAAATTTTACAATATAAAAGCAAAAGTAAGTAACTACTTAAAATAAAATAAAATGTATAAAGACTACGAAATAAAATTAAACGCTATCTTAGACAAGCACGGAGTACAGAAAGTTGAGTTAGGTTTAGTAGATGATATAGAAAAACTAATAAAATCAAGCGAAACAAATAGAAAAAAATTAGATAGTAAGTTAGATAATTGGTATAATAAGATTGTTTCAGTAAATAAAGAATTTTCTTCTGTTTCTAAACTTTATACAAATTTCGACAAAAATATAAAAGAATTAAAACAACAAGTAAAAACTTTAGAAAAAGAAGCTAAAGGTTTAGGTATTCCTGTTAATACAATACCAGCTTATAAGAACGCTAACGCAGATATAAAACGAGCAGACGATATGATAGCAGAATTTTTCGAAGCTAACAATATAGCTAAAAAAATTAAGGCAGCGTTTTAGAAAATCAAATAGAACTTAAACAATTATATTATATAGTATAAAACAAAATTAAAATGGAATTAAAAACACAAATCTTAAAAGCTTTAGGTCTTAACAAAGACGAAGCAACAAACTTAGAATTTCAAGCTAAACTTATTGACGGTACTATTATTGTAAGTTCTGATGAGTTAGCAGCAGGTGTAGATATTGCTATATTAGCTGAAGACGGAACGACTATGCCGTTACCTGTAGGACAATACGAAACAGAAGACGGAGTAGGTTTTTCTGTAGAAGAAGAAGGTATTGTAGCAGAAATTTACGAAACTGAAGAAGTTGAAACAGAAGAAGAAGAAGAAGTAGCACCAGAAGAAGAAGTAGAAGCGGCTATCGAAGAAGTAGAAGATCCTTCAGAAGTAAATAGACTACCTAAAAAGATTAAAACAACTGAAGAAGTAGAGTTTAATAAAGAAGCAGTTATTGAAGAAATAGGTGCAGTTATTAAAGAATTACTTACTGAAGTTAGAAATGACGTTAGTAGATTGTCTTCAGAATTAGAAGAAATGAAAGGAACTAACGAAACATTAGAAGTTGAAAAAGAAACACTTTCTGCACAATTAGAAGAACTTTCTAAAGAACCAGCTTCTGAACCTGTAACTACAAACAAGTTTTCTGACAAGAAACAAGTAACACCTGTAGAATACAGAAATATGACAAGACAACAAAAATATTGGTATAACATAAATAATAACTAAAAAAAAATAAAACAATGGCTTTAACAATTACGAGTAGTTCGTACGCTGGAAAACACGCTTCGAATTATGTAAATGCTGCTTTAAAAACAGCAGCTTCTTTGGAGTATATGACTATCAGAGAAAATGTAAACTACAAAGAGGTTTTAAACAAGGTAGCAGGTGCTAACTTAGTAAAAGACGCTTCTTGTGACTTTACAGAAAATTCTGCTACACTTACTTTAACTGAAAGTGTACTTTTCGTAGAACCTTTTCAAATTAACATTGACGTATGTCGAACTACAATGATCAGCGACTGGGCGTACGAACAACAAGATGACTTCGTAGCTTACGCAATGGGTTACTTATCAGACAGTATTGCTGACAGTGTAGAAAACTCAATCTGGCAAGGAACAACAGGTACTTCTGGTCAATTCGACAAATTAGCAACAGGTTCAATGACTGCTTCTTCTGCTTCTGCAGCTTATACAGCAGCTAATATTGTAGCTAACTTACAAACACTAGCAGCTGACATTCCAGCAAATGTTTACGGAAAAGAAGACTTATACATTTATATGAACAAAAAGACTTACAGATTTTATATTTCTGCAATTTCTGCTTTAAGTGCTTTCCCTTTTAATCATATGGGGCAATACACACCAGAATTCGAAGGAATTTCGATCGCCGTTTGTCCAGGAATCGCAGATAACGTAATGTTTGCAGGTACTAAGTCTAATGTATTTTTCGGCACATCTAGCCAATCTGATATGCTGACTAGCGTAAAGGTGCTAGATATGGAAAACCTTGACGGCTCGAACAATGTGAGAATGGTCTGTAAGTGGACTGCAGGTGTACAAACAGGTGTAGCTTCTGACTTTACTTACCAATCATAATTATTAACTTAACTAACTTAAAATCAACGACTTATGGCTTGTAATTTAACAAAAGGAAGAAATGTCGGATGCCGCTTAGGAATCGGTGGAATCAAGGCAATCTATATAGCACAACACGATGAACTAACTGCTTATACAGCAGCAAGTGGTGAAGTAACAGACTTTGATTTGGGTGGTAGTGACGACTTATATAAGTATTTACTTAAAAGAGGTACAGGAAGTGTAACAGAAACTATTAACGCATCTAGCGAAAATGGTACTGTATTTTATACACACTCTGTAAATGTAAAACTACATAACTTAACTAAAGAAGACCAAAACGAAATTAAACTATTAGCACAACAAAGAATGGTTATTTTCGCAGAACTAAACCAATTAAATAGTACAGGTAAAAATACTATTGTAGCTTTAGGTTTAGATAACGGTTGTGAACTTTCTGCAGGTACTTCAGTTTCAGGTGCAGCTTTAGGTGATACAGTAGGTTATGACTTTACATTCGAAGCACAAGAACCTAACCCAATGCAATTAGTAGCGGACTACACAACAGTACCGTTCGATAACGCAGCGTTTACAATTAACGCAATACAGACTTCTTAAAACCTTAATTGGTTTTGTTTTCATATTTATTAAAGGGGTGGCAATAGCTACCCCTTTTTTTATTAACTTAAAATTAAAAAGATGTATAAACTAAAAGAACAATACAAAGGTATTACAGTAAATAAAACAGGTCGAATGATTATATTAGACAATGTAAGATCTGACGAAGTGGAATTATTAGGAGTAGAACACTTCTTTACAAAGACTAAGAAAAAGACAGTTTCAACAAAAGACAAATAAATTACTGTTTTTTATATTATATAGTATGATAACAGGAGTTTACGGAAGTACAATAAGTTCATATTTAACTTTAGAAGAAAATAGAATACACACAGATGTAGACGCTTCAAAGGTTAGATATTTGTTTAAGTTTACAAACGATATGACAGGAACTGTAAAGTATTGTTATGGTCGTAAAACAACTACAAACGACAGATACGTTAAGAACAGTTTTTTACACAGAACATCAGAAGACCTATTTACTTTTCATATAAACTTTAAACCCTACGGTTTTTGGAAATACGAAGTTTATGAAGTTACTTGGCTAGGTTCAGTTTCACTTACAGCAGAAACAGCACCAGCAACCGAAACACATATATTAACAGTAGGAGCAGCTAACGGAGTAGTAAAAGGAAAAGTAGAAGAAGGGAAACTTTATATACAAGAAACAGCAGGTTCAGAACAAATAAAATATACAGAACACACAACAACAGAAACTAATTATTTATATACAAATTAAAAAACTATGAGTTTAATAGACAATAACAATACTCTTTTAAGAGAACAACTAGGTAAAGGTTCGGGGGTAGTATTTACAACAGTAGCACAAACAGGTAAAGATTGGTACGCAGTACATTTTGTTACAGAAAGTGTAGTAAGTGCTATAACAATGACTTACCATACAGGCGAAAGTGCTTTACATACTACAATACCAGCAGGAACAGTTATATTCGGACATATAACAGCTATTACAATGACTTCAGGTGTTGCAATAGGTTACAAAGAAACTGACGAAAAAGCAGGATAATGAGATTAGGTTTAGGACTTAATATAAAAACTACAGGTGGAGAATGGTCACCAGCTAAATTAAGAAGTTTAATACATTGGTATAAATTCGACACAGGAATAGATAAAGACGGTGAAGACGATGTTACTGATTGGAATGACCAAAAAGGAAGTAATAATTTAACTGCTGACGGTACAACTGCAAATTCCCCTTTATATAGTAGTGGTTCTGTATTATTTAATTCTAACAACGATATACTGACTTTAGGAACACCTTTAGACTTAGGTAAATTTTCACTTTATGTAAGAATGGAGGCTAGTGCATTTGACGGTGACTTTCTTTTTGAAGAAACAGGAAGTGAGTTTATAAAAATACACGACGCTAATAATATAAGAATAAAAATAGCGGGTGGTTTAAGACACGATGTATCATCTGGTGTTTCTTTAAGTGCAGACACAAAATTTAATATAGGAGTTGAACGTGAAGACACAGGTAGTACTACAGACGACCAGATATTTTTATTTTTAAATAACGTATCTAAAACAATAGGAGGTTCTGGTGGTGGTACACAAGCAATAACTGACTTATTAGAAATTACTACAATAGGAAAACCAGCAAGTGACTGTAAATTTTATGAAATTATAATATGTAATGACACTTTAAGTAGTTCAGATAGGACAAGTTTAAATACATACCTTAATAAAATATAATGAAAAACAAAAAGAAAGTAGATTTTAAAGAAAGTATTTTAAACGTAAACTTTGAAACACAAACAGCACCTGTAATACAGGAGGCTATGGGTAAAGATTTTATAGAATACGGAACAGAAAACTATAAGAACTTATACCCTCAATTTTTAATAGACCTTTTCTACAATTCTAGTACACACGCAGCTATAGTAAACGCTACTTCGGATATGATAGCAGGTGAAAGTATAACAGTTGAAGAAAGTGACAATTTAGACGCTTACGTTAAACTTAAAAGGTTCTTAGCACAAGCAAATAGTAAAGGAGAAAGTTTACATAGTGTAGTTAAGAAAATTGCTTTTGATTTTAAACTACAAGGAGCGTACGCTTTAAACGTAGTTTGGAGTAAAGACCGTACAGAAATATCAGATATTTACCATATACCCGTAGAACGTATAAGAATGGGTAAACCAGACGCTTTAGGAAGGGTTACAGAATACTATGTAAGTTCTGATTGGTCTAATACAAGAAGAAACAAACCTCAAGTAGTACCAGCATTTAATATAAACGACAGAACAAACCCTAACGCTATTATATATGACGGTATGTACAGTCCTAATATGCAACTTTACAAAGTACCAGATTATGTAGCGGGTTGTAATTGGTGTTTAGTAGATCAGAAAATAGCGGAGTACCATTTAGCAAACGTACAAAATTCTTTCTCTGCGAGTATGTTTATAAATTTTTCTAATGGGGTACCTTCGGCCGAAGAAAGAAGACAGGTTGAGAATAGCATAAATAAGAAGTTTGCAGGAACAGGTAACGCAGGTAAAACAATAATAACATTTTCAGACGATAAAAACAGAACACCCGAAATAGTACCTATATCAATGTCAGAAGCGGACAAGACTTATTTAGCTTTACAAGAATTGATCGTTAGTAACGTAATGGTAGCACATCGCGTTACTTCACCTATGTTAATGGGTATTAAAAACAATACAGGTTTAGGTAATAACGCAGAAGAATTAAATAGTGCTTTTGAAGTTTACTTAAATAGTGTAGTAAAACCTTTTCAGAATAACATATTAAGTTGTTTAGGTAAAATATTAGAAGTAAACGGTATTAACTTACCTATAGAAATAGTACAGAACAAACCTATTACTACAAGATTTACTATTGAAGATATGAAGTCGGTAATGACTGAAGACGAAATACGAGCAGAATTAGGTTTAAAACCTTTAGAACAAGAATTAACAGCTGACGAAGAAGACAAATACAGTATGTCTGAAGAACAAGACGAACTAGACAAGTTTATAGCAGAATTTGGAGAAGACGATTTAGAAGGTTACGAACTAATAGATGACGAAAGAGTAGAAGACGAAGACGAAGATTTTGACTTTGAAAAAGAGTTAAACGAAATACACAGATTAGACTTAGCAGTAAGCACAGGTTCACCAAAACCAGACGAAGCAGACGCACAAGACGGAATAGACAAAGAATATAACTTATACAAAGTAAGATATGTATATAGTGAAGACACAGGACTAACACGAAAAAGTGGAAAAAGTAGAAGTTTCTGTACTCGTATGATGTCGGCAAATAAAATATACCGTAAAAAAGACATTCTTTTAATGGGTGCAAAGACTACTATAAATTCAGATTGGGCACCAAAAGGAAAATCTAACTACAGTATTTGGAAACACAAAGGTGGTGGTAACTGCCAGCATTTTTGGAAAAGAAAAATATATAAGTTTACTTTAGGAGTTTCAAAAAGTGGTAATTTAGAAGACGGAGATGTTATTAGTACAGCTAAAGCAAGAAAGTCAGGTTTTTACCCACAAGCAAATGACAAAAGAGTAGCAGAAGCACCAAAAAGAAGAAGTAATAAAGGATTTGTAAACCCAGAACTAATAGAAAAATATAGCTAATGAGTTACGTTTTATTCATATCAGAAAACAAAATAAAAGATAGTACTGCAATAGGTGGTAATGTAGACGCATCTTTTTTGCACCCCTACATAAAAATTGCACAGAAGAAATATATAGAAACTAAATTAGGAACTGACCTTTTCGAAGCGTTACAAACGAAAATAACAGCAGGTTCTTTAAGTGGTGCATACCAAACTTTAGTAGACGATTTTATAATGGACGCTCTTATACATTGGAGTTTTTACGAATGTTTACCGTTTTTAAGATACAAGGTAATGAACAACAACGTAGTTTCTAAAACTGCAGAAAACAGTACACCATTAAGTAGAGAAGAAGCACAAGATTTAAGAGAGGAAATTAGGAACACTTCTGAATTTTTTACGGAACGTCTTATAGACTACATTAAAAACAATACTGCAAGTTTCCCAGAATACACTACAAACACAGGTTCAGACGTAACACCAGACACAGTAAACTATTATTCTGGTATGAATTTAGAATACGACAGAAACGCAAGACGTGATATTACTTTAGACGACTTCTTAACACCAGATCTTAAATAATGAAAAAGAACTATAAACCAAAAGCTAAAAACGAAGTAGCTTTAAAAACATATATAAAAAATGCCGATAAAAAAAGCAACGGAAGAAATAGCAGAAGTAGGAATAATTAACGGTGGTACACTAGCGGCTACAACTTTTATTGAAATAGAGATGTTTTTGAAGATTATATTACTATCTTTGACAATAGGATATACTATATACAAATGGTACACACACTATAACAGGAATAAAAAAAAATGACTTTAAAGTATTTTAAACTATCTGAATTTGATTGTCCTTTTGAAGAAGGTTCGGGTTCTAAAATGAAACCAGAATTTTTAGAGAAACTAGACGAAGCAAGAGAAATAGCAGGAATACCTTTTAAAATTACTTCAGGTTACAGAACAAAAGAATACAACGAAGACCTTATACGCAGAAACTACAAAGCAAGTAAAAATTCTAGTCATCTTAAAGCTTTAGCATCAGACATCAGTGTAAAGGATAGTAAAAGTAGATTTATAGTTTTCAATAGTCTATTGTTAGCAGGTTTTACAAGGATAGGTATTGCAGACACATTTATTCACGTAGATTTGGACACAGATAAAACACAGAACGTAATTTGGACATATTAACTAAAATATTATATATAATGGAATTATCAAACATCGATTGGACTACTTTAATTTGGTCACTAATAGCAATTTTCGAAGTAATTGTTAGACTTACACCGTCTGAAAAAGACAATTCACTATTGAACAAAGTTATTTGGTTTATAGATAAAGTAGTACCAAACCGTACAAAATAAATGTCTAAGACAGGTAAGCGTTTACGTCTGTCTAAAGAAGAAGTAGAACTAATAAATGAATTTAGAGGTTCTGAATTAGATAATTTAAACGGTAATACAGCTTTAGATTTACACCTAAAAGAACGAGGAATAAACAAAGATGAAGTAGTCAGTGTTAAACACTGGCAAAATATGTCTGGTGAACTACGTTTTTCTATTGTAACTAAACAGAATTACGGTGTAGAAGAAAGTAATTTATTAGAAGACATAAAAGGTCTAATAGATAAACACGCACCTACTTACCCAAAGATAAAAAGAACTAAAGGTAACCACCTTTTAGTTATAAACCCCGCAGACGTACATATAGGTAAACTTGCAGTAGCTTTAGAAACAGGCGACGAATACAATACTAAAATTGCAACTGAACGTGTTTTAGAAGGTATTACAGGACTTATTGAAAAGTCTAAAGGGTTTAACATAGAAAAGGTATTATTTTGCATAGGAAACGATATTTTACATATAGACAACGTATATAACACTACAACAGCAGGAACACCACAAGACGCAAACGGTAAATGGTGGCAACATTTTGAACTTGCTTTAGATGTTTACGTTAAGTGTGTAGAAATATTAAGACAAATAGCACCTGTTGATGTTATACATAGTATGTCGAACCACGACTATCAAAGCGGTTTTCATTTAGCGCACGCATTAAAAAGTTGGTTTAGGAATACTGAAGACGTAACTTTCGATATATCAGTAGCACACCGTAAATATTATAAGTACGGATCTAACTTAATAGGACTAGAACACGGTGACGGTGCTAAAATGGCGAACTTACCTTTGTTAATGGCACAAGAACGAGCTATAGAATGGTCAGAAACGAAATACAGATATTGGTACTTACACCACCTACACCACAAAGTAAAACATAAATGGTTAGACACTAAAGACTATATAGGAGTAACAGTAGAATATATGCGTAGTCCTTCAGGTACTGACAGTTGGCATAGTAGAAAAGGTTTTACAGGTGTTCAAAAAGCAGTAGAAGGTTTTATACACGAACGAAATAGTGGTCAAATAGCACGTTTAGTACATTATTTTTAAATATAATTATGACCGAACAAATGAAAATATTTATAATGTATATTCTAATTATAGTATTAGTTTTATACTGTTCTATTTAGACACCCCCTAGACGTTTTAAGACACTTTCACACCATTTTAATACAAACACACTACATAAGATATAAAACTTCCTAGATTAAATACGTCTATTAACACCCTAATTGTTAATAACTTTTAAATAATTCTGTTATTTATTTTGTTAGTTAAATAAAAATGTTTACTTTTGTCCTAAGTTTAACACGAAGTTAGACATCAATAAAATTAAAATTATGAAAACAATTTCAAACTTAACCGACAAACAATTAACAAGTAAAATTCAAAATTTACTTAAGAAAAATTTTACAAAATGTAAAGAATTAAATTCTTTAACATCAGAAACAATTACTTTAAAATGCAATTGGAATGGCTTAAAATATAATACTCATCTATATTTAGAAGAAATTACAATTCCAAAATACAAATATCAGATATGTATAGGAACATACTCTTTTCCTTACTCACAAAAAGGTATTAAGCAAGCAGTAGAATATATAAATAAAATTTAATAACTAAAAACACAAAAATTAAAATTATGTACAAAATAACAAACAAAAAAACAGGTTTTAGTCAATACCGAAATGCTAAAAATTTAGTAACCTTTATTAAATTTAATTCGCACAAAAAATATAATATTGAAGAAATTGAAGCATACGACATTAAAAACTTCTTATATATGATTTTAACAATTGCATTTATACTTGTATTAACCTTTGCATTTATGTATTATGGATTGTAAATTATGTAGCAACGAAAGCGTCAATTTTGACGATCACTGCGAAGAACACCAAACTTGTTACAATTGTGGTTCAAATGATGATTGCGATTGTATGGAAGAAATGGAATGTAGAAGTTGGTGTTGTACGGGTTTAATATCTGACAACGGTATTTGTTTAGATTGTGGCGACGAAAGCCACACTATTTTAGAAGACCTATTAAATAATGGTGACTGTATTATACAAAATAAAAAACTAATAAAAGGTGTAAAGAACGACCTACAACAGTTCTAAATAAATTAAATATAAATTATGAAAACAGCAAAAGTAACAAACGTACAAGGTTCAGGGAAGTTTAACGAATATTTCGTATTTGAACTTCAATTAGACAACGGTGACACAGGTAAAATTTACAAAATGAAACAAGACGCAGGAGTTAAGATTGGTGAAGAACTAACCTACACTATTAACGACAAAGGTTCTATTAAGATACACAGGGAACAATACAGAGGTAATAAAATCGGTGGTGGTTTTTCTAAGTCTAACCCAGACGTACAGAAGTCT